TCCATCCATCTATCCCAGAAGACAGAGAAGGCTCCTGATGTGGCTGGATCTCGGCGGATGGTGTCTGATGCTCCTGGCCCTGGGATGATCGAGCCTCGGCTGATATCTGGGTTGTTGGGATGTGGCAGTTATGGCGACGAAGTTGCAGCTCTTGCGCATGACGTGATGAACATTGATCTCATGCCGTGGCAGTTGTTAGCGCTTCGAGGACAGTTGGAGCACGATCAGAACGGTGATCTAGTTCGTCGGCGTTCTCTAGTTTCGGTCGCTCGGCAAAATGGCAAGACCGTTGCGCTAAAGGCTTTTATCTTGTGGGCCTTGGTGAAGGAACCGATCCGACGTGGCAAGCCCGTCCTCGTAATCTCTACCGCTCACCAGTTGGATCTTGCTGTGGAGATCTTTGAGCAGTTGGCTCCGCTACTCGAGGCGAAGTTCGGCGCGAAGGCTTATTGGAGTTACGGTCGTAACGAGGTTGTCATGCCGGACGAGTCGCGTTGGCTCGTTCAAGCTGCAACGCCGAAAGCGTTTCACGGTTTCTCGCCGACGTACATTGTCGCCGACGAAGTGTGGAACATCTCGGCCGACGTTCTCTTTAATGGCGCTCTCCCATCTCAACGCGCCATGCAGTCTCCTTTGCTGTCGTGCTGGAGCACCGCTGGCACGGAGGACTCACACGCGATGCTCAAACTCAGAGAGGAAGCGCTCCGCGCTATTGACGAAAAGAAGTTCTCTAAATTGTTCTTTGCCGAGTGGAGCGTCCCCCCAGGCGTCGACCCGATGGTTGAAAAGGGCTACTGGGCGATGGCTAACCCAGCGATCGGCTACACCTTGGATCCCGAGATCTTGGTGGATGAGTCCGAGCAGGTGGACAAAGCAGCCTTCATGAGAGCCTCACTAAACTTGTGGATCTCAAGCGCTAACTCGTGGTTGAACCCTGGGGTCTTTGACAAGTTGACGACTTCTGTTATGCCTGAGGGGGGCGTCCTCAGCGTTGACAGTTCAATCGATGAGTCTCTCTACTGTGGGGTACGCGCACAGCTCAACGATGAAGGGCAGATCGCGGTGACTGTGGAGTTTGTGACAGACACTCTCGGCGCTTGCTGGGAGAAAGTGCATGAGTCCGCTAAGACTTGCCGACAGATCGCGCTCACGCCTTCGCTATTCCAGATGGCCCCTATGGATCTAGACAAGAAAAAAATAGACGTCGGCTACGGCGAACTTGTCACCCACACGAGCACCATCCGTCAGCTCATCAACGAGGGACGCCTAGTGCATACCGGCGAGCAAATGCTCCTCGAGCACGTCAACCGCGCCGTCGGAGTCAAGACCCAGTCTGGCTACACGATCTCATCACAGAAATCAAGTGGCCCGATCACAATGGCAAGGTGCATGATCTTCGCAGCTGCACTCGTAGCCAAGCCGACCCAAAAGGCAAGAGCAGCTATCGCCTTTGGTAGGTGATCACTTTCTATCTTTTGCCGTGGTGCTTGCTTTTGTTACACGCTGGGTAGAGACTCCAGGTAATGCCTCTCTTCGGTAAAAAGATCACCGCGCCAGCGTATAACTCCGCCCCACTAGGAGCTGCTGCAGGCGCGTCGCAGATAGGCCAGTTTTACTCGTACTCCGTAGGGGCGTTCGAGGAAGCTGCACTATCTGTACCCACGATCGCTCGGGCTGTTTCGTTGCTCTCGACGGTCGTGGGAACCCTCGACATGAAGAGCTATGTCCTTCAATGGAACGGCGAAGAATACGAGAAAATCTATGTGGAGGGCGAGTCATGGATGACACGGCCCGACCCTAAGGTCACTCGTAACTTCATCATGGCAAAAACCGCGAAAGATCTCATCCTCTACGGTCGCGCTTTCTGGGCGGTAACTTCGCGCTACAGCACAGGCTTTCCTGCTACTTTCCAATGGCTCCCAGCGAACCTCGTTCAAAGTCCTCAAAATCAGCCACCGGAATGGTTCGGGCCAGCAGAGGAACTCGAGTTCAACGGTCTCCCACTCGACCCAAGCAACGTCATCCAATTCCTTAACGGCAACCTCGGCGTCATCTACTCAGGCCGTCGCGCTATTCAGATCGCACTCAAACTAGACCAGAGCGCGGAGCGTTTCGCTTCAAATGAGATCGCTGCTGGCTATCTTCAGCAAAAAGGCGGAGAGCCAATGTCGGGCGAAGAGCTCGGCGAAATGGCTGCAGCCTGGGCTTCCAATCGTCGCTCTAACGCCATCGGCGCTCTCAACGAGTTTGTCAACTTTGTTTCCTTTGACCAAGACCCGAGCAAACTACAGCTCGTAGAAGGACGCGAGTATCAGACAAAAGAACTTTCTCGCCTTATGGACATTCCTGCCTACTTGCTCGCCATTGACCAAAGCGGTATGACCTACGCAAACGCGCAACAGGCTCGCCAAGACTTGCTCCTTTTCGGTGCTCGCCCAATCCTTCACGCCATAGAGGAACGCTTGTCTATGGACGATGTTCTTCCGAGGGGGAGGCACTGCCAATTCGATCTCGATGAATACGTCGGCGAATACTCGCCAGAGATGCACGACTCAGTCATGCAAGAGCCAGAAGTCAACCCACTTTCCGACACGAATAACCTGGAGTAATCATGATCCATTTTCACGCCGATCTAGATCTCATCATCGCCGAGACAGGCGACGAGAACCGCCCAGCGCGTATCGCCGGTATCGCCGTCCCCTGGGATGTTGTTGCAACTGTCTCAGGAGGTCAGCGCGTCAAGTTTCTACGAGGCGCGTTTGACCTAACTCAAAAGCCAGCAAAACTTCTAGAGAACCACGACATGAGCCAATTACGCGGAGTCGTTAACGCTCTCGCCGACTCCGACGCTGGCCTCGAGTTCGAAGCAACGCTGGCGGATACTCGCGCATCAAAGGACGCGGTCGCTCTCTTGAAGGCTGGCGCGTATGACTCGGTAAGCGTCGGCGCTAACCCAGTTCAGTTCAAGTTCGACAAAGGCGGAGTGATGGTTGTGTCTAAGGCACAGCTTATTGAACTCTCCCTCGTTGCTGTTCCAGCATTTGCTGAAGCAGTAATCACAGAAATCGCAGCCTCGGCCGATCCTGAGGAAAGCGAAATAGAAGAAGAAACCCTAGACACCCCTGAGGAGGAAACAGTGTCAGAAGCAATCAAGGCCGAGTCAGCAGAGTCGGCAACAACCCCCACAAGTCCACTTCTCTACGCACAGGCTCGCCGTGAGTTCAAGTTGCCATCGGCTTCTGAATACATTGCAGCTTTCGTTCGTGGCGGTCACGACTTTGCACAAATGAACGACAACATCCGAGCAGCTGCTCCCGACGTTGTAACCAGCGACATCCCAGGCGTTATCCCGACTCCTATTGTCGCTCCGATCTACAACAACTTTCAAGGCCGTCGCCCACTCATCGACGCAACTGGCGTTCGCGCAATGCCACAAGCAGGCGCTATCTTTATCCGCCCAGTTGTAACAACCCACAACTCAATCGGAACTGCTACACAAAACACGACCATCACAGCGTCAGCTTTCCAAGTTGACGACGTGCAAATCACAAAAACAATTCAAGGGGGCTACGTTGAAATCAGCGAAGCCTCAATGGACTGGTCACAACCAGAAGTCCTCGGCGCTTTGCTCGATGACATGGCTCGCGTTTACGCCGACCGCACGGATCTTGTCGCTTGCTCAGAGTTGAACACAGGAACCACAAACTCCAACAACTTCGCAAACGCATCTATTGCTGACCCTGCCTACTGGGTTGAGTGGATGTACACAGCAGCAGCAGACATTCTCACGGGCTCTAATGGCAACTTGCCATCAGTGCTTGCTGTGTCTCCAAACGTCTGGAAATTGATGGGCAGTTTGAGCGATACTGCAGATCGTCCGTTGTTCCCACAGGTCGGCCCGATGAACGCTTTCGGTTCACTCAGCCCAGGTGGCGACTCAGGTTTTGCTTTCGGTCTCCGCGTTGTCGTTGACCGCAACATCACCTCTGCTGGAATGTTCATCATGGATCCGACAGCAATCGAAAACTGGGAACAGCAAAAAGGCGCTATCAGCGTCGAACAGCCTTCTCAGTTGTCGCGTCAAATTGCTTTCCGTGGCTACTTCGCCTCAAAGGTCATCGACACCAGCAAAACAATCAAAGCCGCTTTCGTCTGATCCGTTAGTACCACTCGAGAAAGTTTGCATCATGGCAGTATTCGCAGTCACTCACCACCAGCGACTAAACGACTACGCCGTGGTGCAGACCCTCGAGGACACGGACATCGGCATCGGTCAGAGCATCGTTCTTGCAGGCTTAGGCCACGGTTTGAACGGCACTCATACCGTCTATGCCGTCAACCCTTATTATTTTGAAGGCGTTGATGACGAAGGCGACCTGCTATTCGATTACGACGTTTACATCGGGAACCAGATTATTTTCTACGATGCCGGAACAGATCTGGAACGTAGTGCAGCGTTACCTAACGGGACGCTCACCTGGACTCAGACCTGCACATGGATCGCTTCTTCAGATGTGCTCAGTTGGCTCGGTATATCGGTCGCAACCGCCAACGACACAGCCTTCGTTGGCTCATGCACGGATGCAGCTAACGCGTTCGCGTTTCGGCGACGGAAGGAAGCAGGTTATTTTGACTCGCTCACTACCGTCCCAGGCGCGGACGTCAAATTGGGAGTGACGATGGTGGCGGGTTCGTTATATCGTGAAAGAGGGAGCGTGGACTCCTTTTCTAGTTTTGAAGCAATGAACATCCCTGGCACAGTCGGCTCGATGGGACAAATCAATCGTCTCCTCGGCGTTAATCGGAGCCAAGTCGCATGAGTGCTAGTGGCATCTTTGCAAGCGCCCAGAGCACCCTTGTAGCGTCGCTCACGGGACTAGGGCTGGCAGTTGTCACCGATGCACGCAACGCACGACCGATGACAGTCTTTGTCGAGCCCCCCACCTTCACCTGCTTCAACAGCAACATCGCCGAAATCACTTTCGGAGTGAGGATCCTCGCAGCTCCCCCAGGCAACAGCGACGCGAGCGACTACCTCATCACCACAGCCGACACGATCATGAACAGCGCGATCTCTCTCATTTCGGGGAGTCCTTCTGTCACGACAATCGGATCACAAGACATCCCCTCATACGATCTAGTCGTTCGTGTGGGAACCTCAAGAAACCCATAGGAGAAATCATGGCAACAACCACCTACCTTTCACAGCCAGCAGTGCTTACTATTGCCGGTGTTGATCTCGTCGATCAGGCCTCAAGCATTAGTTTTACGATAGGCAGTAACCCATTAACCAGTACTGCCTTCGGAGACCTCGGGGAGCGTATGGTCCCAGGTTTGCAGACAGTTGAAGGCACTCTCACTCTTTACGCTTCATACGGAGCATCAGAAGTTGAAGCAACTCTTGCAGCTCAAGTTGGACTTGGCACGACCACTATCGTCGTCAAAAAGGAGTCGGGCGCGATTAGTGCAAGCAATCCAGAGTGGACGATCAGTAATACCATGATCGCAAACAACGCATACGCCTACACCGTCGGGGAGCTTCAAGTTTTTGAAGTGAGCTTCTCGGGAGGCACCTGGGTTCGCGACATCACCCCATAAACCAATTCCCTACCGTGCAAAGGAAATCCCATGAAATTATCCATCAAGATCAACACAGGAGAAGAAGATTACGTTGTTGAAACTAATCTTTTCCATCTTGTGCAGCTAGAGCGGAAATACAAAGTCAAAGCTTCCGACCTGGCAAACGGTATCTCTATCGAGATGCTCGGCTACCTCGCCCACGAAGCAGCCAAACAGCAAGGACATAACCCTCCAGTCGTTTTGGATGACTTCCTCAAAAAGTTAGTCAATCTTGAAGTCTTGGAAACAGAGTCAGCAAACCCCACACAAGGGGATCAGTAGGGCGCAGTCTCGCCGAGTTACTTGTCGAGACTGGCTACTGGCCCCCACTAATCGAGTTCACTTACACGGATCTAAATACTGTGATAGATGTGCTTAACAGACGCCGAAAGGATTAACGATGATCGAAATGAAATTAGAGATCAAAGGCGCAAAGCAGGCACTCATCTCGTTACGGAAAATAGATCCTGAGTATCGCAAAGACTTTAATCGTGAAGCCAAGATTATTGCAGCGCCACTTGTCGCCGACGCAAAAGGGGCTTACCCAGAGATACCTCTTTCTGGCATGGCGCAACTGTGGACAAACAATGGGCGCGAGTTGTTGCCGTGGTCAGTAACTAAAGTTCGCTCCGGCGTCAAGCTAAAAACCTCTACGCGCAAAAACGCTTCAAGTGTCATCTACATAACCCAGGCAAACCCAGCAGGCGCGATCTTTGAAGTAGCAGGAAAAGCGAACCCTGGCAAAACATTCAACAAAAACCTACGCGCCAAAAACAGTTTTATCTTGTGGCCTACAGCGGACAAACATCTCCCAGACGTGCAGCGCGGCATAGTCAAACTTGTAGAGGACGTCATGGACAAAGTTGACAAGGAAATGCGCTAATGGCAATAAACATCCCGATCATTACCGACTTCAACGGCAAAGGCATCGACCTCGCTAACTCAGCCATCGGAGGCTTCGGCGGTTCAGCCACAAAAGTATTTAAGAACGTCGCCAAGTTTGCAGCCATAGGCGGAGCAGCAATAGCAGCAGGTCTCGGCGCGTCAGTCAAAGCAGCTGCAGAAGATGCTCAAGGGCAAGCCGTTCTAGCCAAGACTCTTAAGAACTCTTCAGGCGCGACCGACGATCAAATCTCTTCCATTGAGGATCTCATTTCTTCAATGACCCTCGCTACAGGAGTGGCGGACGACGACC